ACCTCTCTGCTAAAGTTGGCTCACTCCTGCATATCAAGTTCACTGCCAAGGAGCAACCATTCTATGATGCAATGCTTGCACTCGAAACCTGGGACGATGTATTAGATTTGACCAAAAAACTCTATACTTATAGTAAAGCAGAACAAAAGGCAGGGCAAGAGGAAAAGAAAAAGCAAGCAGAGGAAGAAAGTAAGAAGCAGGAAGAGGAAAAGAAAAAGCAAGCAGAGGAAGAAAGTAAGCAAGATGAAGAGGGTGGATCAGAAGATGAAGACAGCGAAGATGTAGACGACGAAGACGAAGACGAGGATGGAGGGTTTGAACCTGAGTCCGAGACTGACCAGGACGAGGATTCCGATAAAGGAGAAGATTCGGAAGAGGATTCCGATAAAGGAGAAGATTCGGAAGAGGATTCCGATAAAGGAGAAGATTCGGAAGAGGAGTCTGACGATGAGGGCTCAACGTCAAATAGTGGACAAGAGGAAGGGAATGACGACTCAGAAAATGAGGAATTCATTCCTGGTGCCAGCACGGACGAAAGTTTTCGCAATCACGAACAAGATTTAGTGGAACAGAAGGATATTCGATCTCTCTATTTGACTATTCCCACTCCCAATCTCAAGGATTGCGTGACCCCCGCGGCAACTGTCAACCGAGGGTTGAATGAATTTTATAGTGGGCAGCGAGCCAGGGGACAGGCATTACTTACAGAGTTTCGTAAGAAAAATGATGATTATATCGGTCTGCTTGCGAAAGAGTTTGAAATGAAGAAAGCAGCCAAATCTTACAAGAACCAGCGTCAGGCAGAATCGGGGGATATCGATATTACTAAGCTGGCAAGCTATCGCACAGAAGATAACATTTTCAAAAAACTCATGATCGTCTATAAAGGTAAGTCACATGGGTTGGTCCTACTGTTGGATCGTTCTTCTTCGATGGAACCTAGTATCATTGGGGCCACCGAACAAATTCTAATCCTGGCACTCTTTTGTCGGAAGGTCAACATTCCGTTTGTAGCCTATAGTTTCATGGATAACGACCACGCTGCAAATGAGTATGATTTTGGGGACCGTTTTCCGTCTCTGAACCCTTTCAGTCAAAACAACGAGGAATTCGCAACCTCAGAGCTTGCCTTTCGTGAAATGTTGAATTCGTCCATGCAACCTTTTGAATTCAACCAATCATTATTGAATCAATTACAATTAGCGCACGGGTTAGGAAACCGGCGTCGTGAAATCCGTATGAGGCGCCGGGGTCGGTGGAGAAGTTCTTATAGCTTCAATGAGGCGAATTTCCCCTATCATGAGAGAATGGGGTCGACACCTCTAAACGAAGCCCTAGTGGTTTTGCGGGATGTCATACGACTGTTCAAAAACAAACATCACTTAGATATCGTTAATGCGGTAATCGTGCATGACGGAGAATCAAATGGAAACTATGCGTTTCATGAGGACGGAAGAATAGCGTCAAAGTATCGCAGGGAGCGTAGCGCGGTAATCACTGATGGTCAAAACTTCGATGTCACGAGTGACCGTGTGACTATTCTTGACCAGAAAGAACGCTTATCGTTTGTATGCCCACAAGTAAAGAATGGGCTCCAAACGGCGTTACAGGTTTGGATACAAGCTACCACAGGTTGTAAACTGTTTGGGTTCTTTATTATGGGATCTAAGGAAGATGAAATCCAGGATGGGTTGGGTAAAATGTACGTCAATGAACTCGGCATTCCGCTGGGGCATCTGACCTACACTGACCATGCCACGTCAGATCGTCGGCTCATGCACAATGCGTTAGCAAAGAAACTTGAGGACGATAAATTCCTTGAATCATACATTAAAGGGTACACCCGATTCTACTTTATCCCCGGCAGTACCAAGTTACAAGCAGAAAGCGGAGAATTAGTCAACACCGGAAAGTCTAATAAGTGGACAGGTCGCACTTTGTTGACGGCTTTTGTGAAAGCCAACAAAAAGCGAGTTGTCAGCCGTGTATTAGTAGGGAGATTCATCGATCAGATCGCGGTACATTGACCTAGGAAGGGTCGAATTGGGCTGGACATGCCTTTGTATGCCTGGGCCCATTCGACCTCTCCTAAACCATCCTAGGAAGTGTTCATAAATGAGCAGATTGTTCAAAATTGTACCTTGACATTTTCCGTGGATATGATAAGCTTATAGAGTCAGTTTTATTCATTGGAGCATTTTGACATGAAGGACAGTAAAGCACTATACGAACGGTGGGTTCAACTTCTGGTTGCTACAGGCAAATCGGTGGTGACCCTGGATGATATCCGTAAAATCATGGCAGAGAATGATCTCAAGATGCCCCAATGGTTTACCAAGGATATGTCCGTTCGGGCAGGTCGTGGAAAATATCATGTACCGTTCGCTCCGAAACCTCTTCTCAAAGAGGGGCCCGGTATGGAACATTTCGTCTACCGAAAAAGATTACCGAAACAACCTAAAGCTGAGGTATCGGTGGAATTGAACCAGACGCTCGAAACACTTACCCATCCCCCAAAACTTCGTGTTGCGTCTATGACGACCGATATCGAGGAACAAGGGATCGTGCCCCCCATCTACAAAAACTACCGACCCTTCGGTAACTTTGACGATCTCAAAGCGATTATTGCCTCCAAGCAATTCTACCCGGTGTTTATCACAGGGCCCTCCGGTAATGGCAAGTCCATGTCCGTCGAACAAGCCTGTGCCAAACTTGGGCGTGAATTTATTCCTGTACCGATGACTGCGGAAACCGATGAAGGCGACCTTCTCGGAAATTACGTGCTCATCAACAACGAAATGGTCTGGCGTGACGGATCGGTGACTGTGGCGGCCCGCCGTGGTGCAGTTGTGTGTATCGACGAAGTGGACTACGGGGCGCAGAATTTGTCCTGCCTTCAGCGAGTGCTAGAAGGGAAACCTTTCCTTCTCAAAAAGAAGGGCGAAATTATCACCCCGGCGAAGGGATTTCAAATCATCGTAACCGCCAACACCAAAGGCAAGGGGTCAGAGGATGGTCGCTACATGTTCACCAACGTCCTCAACGAATCCTTCCTTGAACGATTCCCCATCACGTTTGAACAGGAGTGGGCGCCAAATGCGGTGGAATTGAAAATCGTCAAGGGGGAATTGGAAGACGCCGGTCGACCTGATGATGAATTTGCCGAATACCTGGTCACCTGGGCGACTGTGGTACGGAAGGCCCATGACAACGAAGCCGCCTTGCAGGAAGTCATATCGACCCGTAGGTTGGTGCATATTGCGCGGGCCTATCCTATCTTCAACGGAGACAGACTGAAGTGCATCACGTATTGCCTGAATCGCTTCGATGAACTCACGAAGCGAGCCTTGATTGACTTGTACACCAAATTGGATGCCTCTATGACGGTGGAAAATACAATGGAAGAGGCTCAGGCGCCTATTGCACCAGTTTACGACCCGGAAGAAGTGACCACCTAATCGGTAGATGAAAAATAGTTCTTGACAGGGGGTGCTTTATGTGATATCATAGTTCTTGATTGTGCGCTTGTTTCGAATGGAGGTGAGTTATGTAACATCATAACCGCTCAGATTCATTGTTATGGAGGTTAGCCGCGCTCCTTTTTCTGCGGCGATTCATTGTGAGGTTTTTATGTCAACAGCAGTTTCAGCCAAGTCCAAGATTCTTCGTTTTTTGAGCAAGACCGAGGGGTACAATACCCTTAGCGTTGCACAGGCGCAAGCCCGTTTTGGCATCAAGAATGTCAGCACCGTGATTGCTCAGCTTCGTGCAGAAGGCTACGCCATCTATACGAACACCAAGAGACGCGCCGATGGTAGCCCCGTCAACGTGTATCGCTTGGGCCGTCCGTCTGCGTCATTCGCACAGAACTGCACCCTCCGTGGTGTGTCTGCAAAGGGCGCGAACTAATCATTTAGTTCGATCCGCTCGCATAGTGGAGGCCTTCGCAATGGAGGCCTCCACTTTTCTTTGTCAGGAGACTTCATGGCACCCTACGGCGACGATATTATGATGAAGAAGGCAATGGAAGTGCTGCTCACCAGGCACAAATTCAATTGCCAACTTGAGTTTCCCCTCGATCATGGGATTGCAGACAATGCCACCTTCCATTATATGATCGATCATGCGTCCAATTCATTCCGTGTGGCCATGCGGAACTATATGTACCAAGGTGCCAAAGGGGTCGAAACCTTCCATCAAGTTCCTGCTACCTGGTGGGATCATTTCAAACAAACACATTTTCCCCATTGGGCGCTTGATAGGTGGCCTGTGAAGTATACGAGACTGTGCCAAACCACCACGACCCTGTGTCCTCATGGCGCCGATCAATGGCCCCATGCTAACCATATTCGATTTTTGTACCTGGGAGATGAACGACATGTTTCGAAATAAATGGGATCTGCGGTTCATCGAACTCGCTCGGTATATCAGCACCTGGTCAAAAGATCCAAGCACTCAAGTCGGTGCCGTGATTGTGGACAAGCGCAATCGCATTATCTCTACCGGATACAATGGGTTCCCACGAGGCGTCAAAGATACCGATGAGCGGTTAAATGACCGAGAAGTAAAATACAGCATGGTGGTGCATGGCGAAATCAATGCCTTGCTGTTTGCCACCCAACCCCTCGACGGCACCACGCTCTTTCTCTGGCCATTCCTCTCTTGTTCGAAATGCACCGCTATCATAATCAACTCAGGCATTAAACGTGTGGTCGCACCACTCAGCTTCAACCCACGATGGGAAAAATCCATTGAGTTGAGTCAGACACTCTACCACGAAGCCGGGGTTCAAGTGGTCCTCATTCCTGGGTTAGTTGAAAACACAGGGAACGCATGAGCGCGGTTGGAGAGGAAATGATCTGGGTAATGTTGATTGCGTTCGTGATTGTCATGTTGATCGAATTTATAGACCTATGAACGACACCTACATACTACAGATGACTTTATCATTCTTACTGGGAGGTTGACGTGGAAATAAAAATCGACATTGAGCAACTGCGAAAAAAGAGAATCTTTATTGCCACCCCGATGTATGGGGGAATGTGTTGCGGTATGTACATGAAGTCCTGCCTCGATTTGCAGACTATCTTTCAACAGTACGGCATCACCTCGCGGTTCTCATTTATCTTCAACGAGTCATTGATTACCCGGGCCCGTAACTACCTCGTTGACGAATTCCTCAGAACCGATTTCACCCACCTTCTCTTCCTCGACGCGGATATCCACTTCAATCCTCAAGATATCATTGCAATGATGGCCCTAGAGAAGGATGTAATTGGGGCACCGTACCCTAAGAAGGCACTCAACTGGCATAATATCGCGGCGGCCGCGCGGAACCATCCGACACTCGACCCCAAAGAACTTGAGAATGTTGTGGGCGACTATGTGTTCAATGTGGTCAAAGGCACCGAGAAGTTTCAAGTCTCTGATATTCTGGAAGTCATGGAAATCGGAACAGGCTACATGCTCGTCAACCGTGATGTATTTCCGAAGTTTGCCGCGGCGTACCCCGAACTCAAGTACCGTCCGGACCATGTAGGTCAAAAGAACTTCGATGGTACACGGTATATCCATGCGTACTTCGATACGGTTATTGATCCAGTCAGTGAACGCTACCTCTCTGAGGACTACATGTTCTGCCAATGGTATCGTAAAATCGGTGGACAAATCTGGCTCTGCCCGTGGGTTCAGACACAGCACGTTGGTACCTATGCCTTCACCGGGAACATGGCGAAGATCGCGGACCTGACAGGCAAACTCTAACAGGAGTCTATATTATGATTATCGGTCTCGTAGGTTTCATTGGGTCGGGAAAAGGCAGTGTCGGCGACATTCTTTCCTTGGATCATAATTTCGTTCAGGACTCGTTTGCCGCCCCACTCAAAGATGCTGTCGCAATCATCTTTGGGTGGGATCGTGAGAATGTCGAGGGAGCCACGCCGGCCTCGCGTCTCTGGCGCGAAATTCCAGATGAATTTTGGTCAGAGAAATTCGGAAGACCTTTCACCCCACGGCTCGCGCTACAACTCATGGGCACCGAGGCAGGACGCAATGTATTCCACCAAGACCTCTGGGTCGTTTCGCTCCTCAATCGGTGTAGTCACCGTTCCGCTTCAACCGTTATCACCGATGTGCGATTCAAAAATGAAATAGCTGCCATCCAAAAAGCGGGAGGAGTAGTGGTGCGGGTACTTCGGGGGCCCGAACCTGCATGGTTCAATGACGCCCTATTTGCCAATCAAGGCAATCAAGATGCCCTCCAAAAGATGAAGCACCTTGGCATCCACCAATCTGAATGGGATTGGGTCGGAGAACCCATCAATCACACGCTCTACAATGACGGCACACTTGCCGATCTACGAGACAATGTGAGGCACCTTGTCCAAAATCAAAATGTCTTCTTGACTTCCCTATAAGTCTGTGCTATACTATATCATTATTTACTTGTGAGGTCCCTATGAAACTGTCCGAAAACACACTCTCCATTCTTAAGAATTATGCCTCTATCAACACCGCCCTCATGTTCCGTAAAGGCAATCTATTGAGAACCGTCAGTAAAGAAAAAACGATTCTGGCAGAGGCCACTATCGATGAAACCATTCCTTCAGACTTTGGTATTTTCGAACTCAATCAACTCCTCTCCATCTTATCACTACATAAAGAAGCTCCTGAACTGTCTATCGACGGTAATGATGTTATCGTCAAAGGTTACGGTGATAGGAGTCGGATCACTTATCGTTGTTGTGATGTCAGCAATATCAAGACACCACCAGAGAGCAATATCAAGGTGCCTTCAGAAGATGCAACATTCCTATTGAATGAGGACGACCTTGCCTGGGTTACCAAATCTGCCAGTGTCTTAGGTTGTCCTAATATTGCAGTCGTCGGCAAAGATGGCTTCTTGTCATTGAAACTCTTGGATGGACAGAACGATTCCGCACATACCGATACCCTCAAGGTTGAGGTTCATACCGGTCCAGATTGTTTCTTTATGTTCAAGACCGAGAACTGGAAGATGCTCCCAGGAACCTATAAGGTTGTCGTATCTTCGAAGGGAGTAGCCCATTTCGAAAACACCGCTCGCAAGTTGCAGTATTGGATTGCCCTCGAACAAAAGGCAAAGTAACATGACCATAAAACATGTGCTCTGGACTGAGAAGTACCGTCCTCAGACTGTGGCGGACTGTATTCTGCCGGAGAGGCTTAAGCAGCCTTTCGCGGATTATGTCAAGCAACAAATGATTCCCAATCTCTTACTCTCTGGTGGACCAGGGGTCGGTAAAACGACCATTGCGAAAGCCATGTGCGAAGAGATTGGGTGCGAC